ATCGATTCCAAAATCGGCCACTTTGCGGACAAGCCAATCCTACGGGATATACCCGAACTGGCCGTCATCATCGAAACGGCGCGGGCGATAAAGGAAGCACTCAAGATATGAAGATTTCGGCGGCGGTAACTATACCGGCAACAACAATGAAGACCATGGTGCACCTAGGCCATAGCCCTCACCTACTTTGCGCCCCTCGGTGGGGTAGCTCGCCGGGTAGATTGCGCCGCCGGATTTAATTCGAGGAGGGGACCCGTGAAACCCGCATGGACATGGATCGAAATTCTCGGCGCGTTCGCGGCGCTTCACGTGGAGCTTTCCGATGACGAGTGGAGGCTGATCGCCCGGTGAAACCCTATTACGACCACGCCGGGATCACGATTTGCCACGGCGATTGCCGGGAAATCCTCCCCACGTTCGCGGCCGAATCGGTCGACATGGTGTGGACGGACCCGCCGTACGGGCACAACAACAACAACGGGGATCTCGCACACAGGCGGGAGGCCGCTCTCGGGCTCGTGAAAAAAGGGATAGCCGAACCGGGCGAAGCGCGGCCGATTGCAAACGATGGCCCCGAGGCGAACGAATTGATCCGGGCGGTTTTCGCCGAGTTTTCCCGGCTTCAGAAGCCGGGGGCTTGCTGCTGCTGCTGCTGCGGCGGCGGCGGCGGCGGCGGCGGCGGCCCAGACCCGCAATTTGCCCGCTGGTCGCTCTGGCTAGATGAAGCAGTCGGGTCCAAACAAGCCATCGTATGGGATAAGGGCGGACTCGGAATGGGGTGGCACTACCGGCGCAATTACGAACTGGTCTTGGTCGGAGAAAAGCCCGGCGCGGCATGCAAATGGTACGGCGGACATTCCCAAGCGAACGTCGTCCGCATCCCCGGCCTCAAACCGGCCGCCGAGGATCACCCGACACCAAAACCCCCCGGGCTTGTTGAGTTGTTCCTCCGGCTTCACAGCTTACCGGCCGATCTCGTTCTCGACCCGTTCATGGGCGCGGGCACGACGCTCAGGGCAGCGAAGGACCTTGGCCGCCGCGCCATCGGAATCGAAATCGAGGAGCGTTACTGCGAAATGGCGGCGAAACGGCTGATGCAGGGAGTGCTGCTGTAAAACGCCCGGGAACCGGGTAAAGTGGAGGATCGATGGGCGCGAGAACCACACCTAAAAAGGGAATCCGGCCGCCTGGTTGGGAAGAAATTTTCTTCTCCTCCCTTACCGCGACCGCAAACGTGGAAGCATCCGCCCGAGCCGCGCGTGTCGACCGGAGGACCGTGTACAAACACCGGAAGTCCGACCCTGCGTTCGCCGAGCGATGGAACGAAGCTCTGCGGAGCGGCATGGACGACTTGATCGCCGAAGTCGTGAAGCGGGCGAAGGAGAAGTCCGACCTCCTGGCGATCTTCCTCCTGAAGTCGTACATGCCCGAAGTGTTCAACCGCGAACTCATGCAGAAGATTCCCGGCTCCGCCCCCGACGCGCCGCACTACGTGGTCACGCTCCCGGAGCGGTGCAAGACAATCGAGGAGTGGACCGCCCGCCGCGCGGTGAAGGACGTGAACTCGCCCGATGCTCCGCCGGATTGAAAGCACGTGGGAGCCGCAGCCAGGGCCGCAAACGGAACTCATCCTGTGCCCGGCGGACGAGATTCTTTTCGGCGGCGCCGTGGGCGGCGGGAAAACGGACGGCATCCTGGGCGACTGGCTCCGCCACTGGCGCGACGGCGGCAAGAACGCCCGCGGGCTCCTCACCCGGCAGACGTTCCCCGAACTGGTCGAAATCGACCGCCGCGCGATGCTGCTGTTCCCGCAGATCGGGGCGGCGCTCAATTCCGCGAAGCACATATGGACGTTCCACGACGGCGCGACGCTCCAGGTCGGTTATCTGGAGACGGTCGCGGACTTCCCGCGCTATCAGGGCGGCGAATACACGTGGCTCGGCGTGGACGAAGCGGGGGTCCACCCGACGCCAGAGGCCATCGACCTCGTCTCGACCCGTCTTCGTTCGGCCGCCGGGGTGAAGACAAGGCTCGTGCTCACCGCGAATCCGGGGCAAGCCGGGCACCACTGGCTCAAAAAGCGGTTCGTCTCACCGTCCCTGCCCGGAATCCCGTTCGTGGACCCGGTGAAAAACGTGACGCGCGTGTTCCTCCCGTCCCGGATCGAAGACAACCCGATCCTGCTGAAAAACGACCCCACGTACGTGGATCGCCTGAAGGGGCTTGGGCCGGGCTGGCTAGTTCGCGCGTGGCTCATGGGCGATTGGGATGCGAGCCCGGGATCGGGCGCGTTCGAGCGGTCATGGATCAGGAACTACGCCCGAGCGCCGGCCGAGGTGCGGGCGAACCAGAACGTCTACATCGTGTGCGACCCGGCGCACTCCAAGCGCAAGGGCTCGGACTACACGGTGTTCTTCGTGATCGGCCTCGCCCAAGACCGGAACTACTACGTCTTGGACCTAATCCGCGACCGGCTCTCGCTCACCGAGCGGTGGGACTCGCTCCACCGGCTGCACCGGGAATGGAAGCCCTTGGGCGTGGGCTATGAGCGCTACGGGCTACAGGCCGACGTGGAGTTCTTCCGGCGCGAGATGGAGCGCGTCAACTACCGCTTCGGCATCGTCGAGGTCGGTGGGCAGGTCGCGAAAGAGGAGCGCATCCGCGCCCTTGAGCCGTCCATGCGGGAGGGCCGGTGGTGGTTCCCGCAGACGATCCTGCGTCAGATGGCGACCGACATTCCGGGCGGCGACACGGGACGGCGGAACACGAACCTGGTCGAGGCGTATCTTGAGGAACTGGACTTGTTCCCGGCGCCCGGAGTACACGACGACATGCTCGACGCACAGGCCCGGATACTGGACCCCCGGCTCGGCGCGGTGTTCCCGATGGGCGACGAACCCAGAACGAAGGACGCGTACCGGGGCCAGCGCCCGGCGAGAGGAGGCGGAGGATGGATGGCGAGGTGAAGTTGGCGGCGGTTCCCGAACCCAAGCGGTGCGCTGGCTGTCTCTACTACGAGGGCGGCGAGAAGCAGGGCGTGTGCCGGTTCAACCCGCCGCAAGCGGTGGGCGTGCTCGTGAAGACCACTCAGGGCCTCAACATCGGGAACATGCGGGCGCAGACCCGGCAAGAGGTCGAGCAGATATTCTCGTTCCCGCAAGTCCGCGCCGACGCGTGGTGCGGGCGGTGGGCCGGTTGCCCGGCGCCGTGAAATAGGTCATAACCGCCCCAATGCCGAATCCGCCAGACGCCGACGAAGTTCTTGAGGAGTTCGAGAAGCGCAAGAAATCCGCGATGGCGGCGGTCTCGAAGTGGCGCGACGAGGCCAAGGAATCCCGCGAGTTCTATGACGGCCACCAGTGGGAGAAGGACGATGAGGAGCAGCGCGACTACGACAAGCGCCCCTCCATCGTGTTCAACCGGGTCGCCGGGCAAATAGACGCCGTCGCGGGCGCGATGGCGCAGACCGCGCTCGAAACGAAGTATCTCCCCCGCACCGTGACCGCGAACCCCCGCCAGAGGGGCGACGACGACAGCGAACCCGTCGACTTGGCGAACGACGCGATCCGGTATTTCCGCGACTTGTGCGACGCCGAGTACGAGGAAAAGCAGATGTTTTTGGAAAATCTGCAAACCGGGCGCGGCTGCACCAACACGCGGCTCGACTTCGAGAACGACCCCGACGGAGCCATCGTGATCGAGAACGTGGACCCGTTCGATGTGTTCGTGGACCCCCTCGCCAAGGCCGGGAACTTCGCCGACGCCGACTATGTGTTCGCGTGCGCGGTTTACTCGAAGGCGAAGCTCGAAGCCCGCTGGCCGGGGAGCTGGGACAATGTCGCGGAGTCGGTCAAAACCGGCGAGGAACGGATGCCCGAGGCGATGGCCAGGGAGCACGACGCCGGCCGCGATGAATACCGGTTCAGCGCCGAGGACCTGGGCGACGAGGCGCTTATCGAGAAGGAATCGGCCCGAATCTACGAGTACCAGTTCCGAACGCTCGCCCGCTTTTACCGATGGGCCGACCCCGCGACTCAGGAGATCATGGAGATCGAGGAGGAGAAGTACCGGGCGTACGTGGACAAGACCGCCGAGATGCGGAAAGCCTACTCGGCCGAACCCGTCCCGCCAGGGCCAGCCGAGCATCCCGCGCCTGTCCCGCCCGCGCCCATGACCGACCCAGTGACGGGGACGGCGGTGCTGCCGCCCGCGCCCGAAGCCGTCGCCGAGTTCCAGATCGCCGCGCAGGCGCACGAGCGCATGATGGCCGCGCACATGGATCACGCGCGGCGCGGGGCCGAACTGGCCGACCTCACGACGCGGCTCGGGCAGGCCGTCCCGTTTACCCGCTTCGTCTATTGGCAGGCGTTCATCGCCGGTAAGGAGTTTCTCGAAAAACCCCGCCCGCTTGCGACCAAGACCGACTTCTCGTATCAGTTCGTGACCGGAAAATACGACCGGACCGAGAAGCTCCAGTACGGGATAGTCCGGTCCATGAAGGACCCGCAACGCTGGGCCAACAAAGCGATTTCCGAAATCGTCGACATCCTCCGCGCGAACCCCAAGGGCGGCGTGATGATGGAATCGGACGCGGTGAAGAACGTGCAGGAGTTCGAGGCCAGCCACGCCCGGCACGACGCCATCGATTGGGTGAACCCCGGCGCGATCATGCAGGGGAAAATCCAGAACAAGCCGCCCCCGCCCGTTATCCCGCAGCTTTCCCAGCTTCTACAGGCCTCGACCGCGGCCGTTTCGGAAGTCTCCGGGGTCAACCCCGCCATGCAGGGAAACGCGGGCGCGAACACGCCGGTCGGCACCGTTCAGCGCTACCTGACCGCGGGCGTCGCCAAGCAGGACATTTTCTTCGCCTCGATGCACCGTTACCGCAAGCGCCAGGGCCGTATCTCGCTCGAACTCATGCGGCTGCTCCCGCCCCGTAAAATCCGACGGATCGTGGGTTACGACTCGAACGCCTGGCTCGACTTCCAGTCCGACGCGATGGCCCCCAAATACGACATCGTGGTCGAGGAAGCGGCGACGGCTCCGAACCGCCAGTCCGAGAACTGGCAGGCGTGGCAACTGCTCATGCCGCAATTCGCCCAGTTGGGCGTCCCGTTCCAGCTTGTCGCGCCGCACGTGATCGAGGCGATG